CTATCTAACTCGTTGTGTTATTACTGTGCGTTGGCGCTATGATGATGTTGTTACACGGTATCATCTAACTTCTCGTGGTGTTACGTATCCTATGAGTGCGCCGCTGTATAACAATGAAATAGTTCCTCGTTACTTTGTCATCGAAGTTTGGTCATACAGTGGCACGTCATGGGATGTTGTGTTAGACATTCCTATTCACTTAGCACTGTTGTCCGAGCCTGAATCGCCGAATGACACTGCCTACAACACAATCACTGCACCAGATGTGGTGGCATCGGAATTGCTTATATCAATGCCAGCAGACCTACCTATTGTAGTTGATGCTGCCGGGCCTTTCACATCGAACTAAAGACTTATTACTATGGCACTTGGCTTACAGAATTTTAATAAAGGAACTGATTTCACCGGGTTAAGCACTATCAATGCTTCTGACTTGAATCAGGTAGTTGACAATGCTACGTGCTATCTTGATACTGCTAGCGAGGGCAAGAGCATTAACTTGTGGACAGTTGATAGTGCGCTAGATACTCCGCGCGTTCCAGACCCCAGTGCTGTTACTTCTGCGTGGAAGCGCTTCTTCTGGATTCGCATACCATACACAGGTGCAACAGATAAAAAGCCGATTATCTATGCTTGGAACGATGATGCTACGTCAGATGCTACGTATCTTAAGTGGATTGACACAGCTAATGATTTGACAGACATTGAAGCTGACATTGCGTCGTTACAATCCGACATTGCGACAGTGCAAGCTGACGTAGCCACGGCGAATGCCACAGCTAACGCAGCTAATACGTTGGCTAACACTGCATCAACTACTGCAACCACAGCGAATGCAACAGCAACTACAGCCTCCGCGAATGCTACTACAGCCTTGTCCGACGCAGCTGATGCTTCTGCCGCTGCTGTTGCTGCTGCGGCTGCGGCTGCTGCGGCACAAGCGACTGCTACGGCTGCGCAATCTACCGCAACGGCGGCTAACACTGCGGCAACAGCTAATCGTAATGTTCGCTATGTGAAGATCACTGAAACGCAGAACAAAGGAACTAATGCTGGAGCGGCAGCGACAGGCAAAAATACACGCGCGCTCAACACAGAAGATAGTGACGCAGGCAATTTGGCTAGCATCGCGGCGGGAGTAGTTACGCTAGCAGCCGGCACTTATCAAGTTCATGCTTGGTCGGTTGGTTTCAATATCACGGCTCATCAGCTTTTGTTAGTGAAAGACAGTGATAACACTACGCTGCTTACTGGCTCATCCGCTTGCACTAACAATAATGACATTAACGATATGTCAACACTTAGCGGTCTAATCACGCTGAGCGCAGCTACGGCTATTCGCTTAGATGATTACTTCGGGTCTAACAATACTACGACAGATTTAGGCAAAGCTTGCAATGTTCATCCTGACGGCGGAGGTAAGGAAGTCTATGCGCTGCTTGAGTTAATCAAACTCGATTAAATACTATGCTAATTGACGTGCTACAACGGGTTGCGGCGGATGCGGGTTACAACCCGACGCAACAGCGTTCTTCCCTGCTCAAGCTACTTAACAACGGGGCTAAAGAAGTTTACAATCGGCTAGAATGTAATAGCGTATTCCGTGAAGTTACGCTTGTTGTAGCGCCCAATAAGCTAGTGTCTTTGCCCGCTTTTGTTGGTCCGTTGCGCGGAGTTCGTCAGCACACGTCAGATATTCCGTTCAATTTACATGCTATGGGTCAGCCGCGTTACTCTAGCATAACGTGGAAATACAGATATAAGAATTGGCGTGAAGTTGGTGAAAGCCCGGTGCACACGTATGTGTCCGCTGTCGGTCCTCTAACACTAACCATTGATGAAGCGGATGACAGTATCGTGCTAATATCTGGTGAAACGGCAAATGCTAAGCGGTTTGAAGAAAGCGTCACGATGGATGAAATTAGTGTGACCACGGCAGCTTCATTCGGTCCAACTATCTACAATATTATGTCACAGTCGACTCGCGAAGGTGACATAACTGTGTTTGATATGGATAACAACGAGATTGCTGTGCTATACAACAATCAGCCACGCACTCGTTACAAGATGATTGATGTTAGTCAGGTATTCTGGTCGCAGGATACAACAGATGGTGGCACGCTAGTGGATGTTCTTTACAAAGAACCTTTGCCGAAATTCGTTAATGACAGTGACTTGTTCCCAGCCGGTGATACATATAATGATGCATGGTATGCTATGTGTATGCACTTGCATTATCTGCCACAAGAAGGTCGTCAAGATGACACAACACGCTTTCTGCTAGAAGCTATGGCTATGCTGACTAGCGTAAAAGACAGCAATGAGCTACAGCTTGAGAAGCATTTGAACTTCGGTCGTAATAAATTCTTTGGTTTGTTCCGCCGACGCAAGTGGTATCCGGGAGCAATTACTCACGTTGATAATCCTAACACGTAAATGATCAAAGAGCAACGAGACTTTAGCGGTGGGATGAATTTGCTTGTCAATGATACGCAAATTCCGGAAGATCAATACAAAGCTCTTGTCAATGGCCGTCAGCGTTTGGGTTACATTGAGCCAACTAAACGCAGTGCTCTGCTAAATGCACCGGCGGGCATCAAGCAGGGGTTAATTGGTGTAGGTAATGTGTTGGTTGTGTTCGTAGCGGGTAGCGCATACTTCAATATTGACGGCACAACCACATGGTCTAAGATACCCGGCTTCGCAATGGATGCCACAGCACCGCAGTATTGGACTATTGATGTGCCAGCTTCCACGTTTAACTTCACACGTAAGCTAAACACAACGCGTAACGTTAGCGATGCGCTGGTTAATTCGGTAGATTTCAGCTTTAACGGAACGCCAGCCGGTATTCTAGTGCAAGATAACATCAATCAGCCTTGGATTATCTTCTACGATAGCGCGTCGCAGGCTTTTACAGCACGTGTAACGCAGAATTATGCACAGTGGAGCATGACTAATCCTGAGTATGTGCCGATTGGCCGTCAAATGTTCACGCTAAACCAGAAAACTTACATAGTAGCGCGTGATGGCCGCAGTATTATGCAGAGTGTTAGCGGAATGCCAGTCAATTTCATGGTAAACGTTGATGTTGATGGTAATAAGCTGCCCAGCGAAACCAAAGGCGGCGCAACTAGCACTGCGTTTTCCTTCGATTCTGAAGAAATCACCTGCGTTCGCACTATTAACATACCGGATAGTTTTGTTTATGCAACTAAGCACATAACGCGTGTGCTAACGCTTGACTATACTAACACTATCTTCGGTGAACCCCGGGTTCGTCAGTCTGCTAGCATCCGCGCTGGCGTAGTTAACAACGAATCGTTCTGTGAATTGCTAGGCGATTACGCTTTCATTGACGCCGAGAATGTTAAGTCGTTCAATGCGGTGCAACAGTTGAAGTTTTCGGGTCGTAACAGTATATTCTCACTGATGCTCTCGTCTTTGCTCAACAATATCAAGCAAACTGAGCCAGCTTGCACAGTATTTAACGATTACGGTCTGTTTTACATCAAAACGGGGTGGGGTAATGCGGTAGCAGTGTATGATACACTGCGTGAACGGTGGGTTAGTCTGGATATAACTGAGGTTGATCGCATTCGTCAGTTTGCCCAAACCACCACAGACACAACCACTAAGCTTTATGCGATTACACGAGCGCACGAAGTATATCAACTCTATGCATCTGACGACAGTGAAATGACTGAGCTATTCACGAGGGCTTTTCAGTGTGATGATAGCCGAAACGAGCACAAAACTAACTTGCTCATACTGACACTACGCAGTGGCACGGAAGCTGGCACAGGAACAGTGATTGAGTTTGTGGATGATATGCTAGGACAGCGGCTAGAGCAAGACTTAGACGAAAGCCGCGCTGGCTTGCTTTTCCCATTGCAGTTTCCGATGATATTCTCTGATAAGAACTTAACAGATGGACTTACCTACACGATTAAGGACGGTAACGTAGGTAAGAAACTATCTTATGTAATCATGTGGAACACTAATGCGCGACTACAGGGTTACAAACTAACAACAACAGAGAAGTCTACGGACGTTTCACTCAAACAATCTACCAAAGCTTATGCTGACAGCTAACATTTCACTCGATATTGCAACGCTAAGCGACAACGAAGTTGCTTTCGCCAACGCCGCAGCATGGAATAACTACTGGGCTAACGTAACTGGAACAGCTGAGTTTGAAGCGGCCACTACGACAATCTATACTGCTGTTGAGTTCGATACGGGTCTAGCGCCATGCGACATTGTGATAGATGCTACGCCGTATCAGCTAGTTACGACAGCGCAGTTAGCCTCTCTGCTAGCACGAGTTGACGCACTTAACAATGCTTTCGAAGCTATGCGCACACAAATGCGCACTGCCGGTTATATCACAGACGCACAATAAGGAATTTATGCCCACTGCATCTTTACTAGATTACTACAATCCCGGAGCGGCGATAGACAAAGGTTCTATCGTGGACGGACAGTATTACTACAAGAATCCCAACTTGTATAATCCTGTGCCAGTGGCAACTGTGCCCGGAGCTAACATTAAGCCAGACAAAACTTCAATGCGTATGTCTGATCTTACGCAAGGTTTTGTCAACACATATCCATTCTTTCAGCAGGCTGCGATAGGTGGTATAGTGCCAACAGCGCAGCAAACGCTGCTAGCACAACAGCAAACTGCACCGCAGCTTAATGAACTATTAACACAGCTTTATGCTAAGTATGGCCCACAACTTAATGCCATCGGGTCTGACATAGCTAGACAGAATCAGACTAACCAAGCGACTACGGATGCGGCAGTAATGGCTGGACCGGGCAGAGATGTAGTGGCTAATGCACTCGAACTTGATAAGCTTTACAATCCCGAATACAACGCAACGCGTGGAGTAGAGGCTAATCGAGTGCAAGACTTAATGAACTCAATTCAATTAGGTAGCGGACTAACGGGTAGCGAACGCGCAGAAATTGAGCGGTCACAAGCACACGAAGGCGCAATGCGTGGTAATGCGAATGCGCCATCCAACATTGATAGTGTAGCTAATGCAATGCAATTCGGCCAAGCAGGACGTAACCGAGAAATACAAAACCAGAATCAACTTAGTCAAGCTATTCAAGCTAGCACTGCGTTCTTACCGGCTAGCCGAACTAACTTTGATACGTTCGCTGCGGGCACAGGTAAAGGACAAGTAGCGAACAGCGGTGAGTCTAAGTTTGGTGGAGTGCAAACACCCGATACGTCAACATCGGCTGGCTTAGCATCTAATTTCTTGAATGCGTTTAGCGGTCTGAAAACAAATGAACTACAGGTAGCGGCGCAAAATAAAGATTGGTTAGACCAATTTACTCAGTTTACGTCGGGATTAAGTGGTATTCTGAACAAATAAAAAGGATTTTACTATGTCAACTAAAGCAATGGCAAAGAAATACAGTGGCGCTAACGTAGCTAACCGCGCGGCAGGCGGTGGTGGTATTCTACCTGCACTAGGTAGTTTGTTTGGCGCTGATAAGCTGGAAGGCGGATTAGTTCAAAACGCCGACGGAACATGGAGCTATACGCCACCCACTGTTAAACATCCCGGCGCAGACAGATGGCTAATGGGCGGGCGTGGTAGTCAGCAAGCGGCAGAACTTCGCAGTGCTATTGAGCCACCGATGTATGTGATGCAAGAGCAAGCGAAGCGTCAAGAAGAAATGGCTCGTATTCAAGCACAGTTACAAGCTATGCAAGCTCGTGCTGATTTTGCGCGGAAAGAACAAGAGCGTGTTGCGAATGCTAAAGATGCGACAGACTTAGCATATAATCAGCAGTTAGCCATTGCAATAGCGAAGGCTAATATGTTTCCAACTAGCCCTGAGTCGGCTAGGCTTATTGGCACTACTCTTAATCCACAGCGACTAGCTAACACGGCTGTGCAAGATGTGCAAATCGGCCAAGACTTGAATGACCCGCAACTAAATGAATCTGCTCGGCTTGGTCGTATTGCCACTAACTTCGCGCCTGTCATCGCTAACCGCAATGCGTCATCTATTAGCGTAGCGCCTAACGAAAATCGCTATGTTGCTCCGATGACACCGATGCAAACAGGTAACATGGCTGACTATAGTCAGTTTACTGGAAGCATGCCGCGTCAAGAGTTACATACTGACTACGACATGATGGGTCAGCCGAAATCTTCACGTGCTACTACTAACTATGACCCTGCTACTTATCGTCCACCGCAGTCACTAATTGAGCAAGCCGGTAAGATCGCACCCGGCGGAGTAGATGTAGATATTGACGCCACGGACAACGCAGCCGACGCGCAGAAAATGCTAGAGTTTTTCAAACGTTACGTATCAGGTAAGCTTATTCGCTAAACTTTATGGCAACCGCAGCCGAACTCTCGCCTACTCAGCGTCGTTGGGTAGTGAAACAATCTGGCTTTGACCCGTCAACGCATGAGCTAGACGACAACGGGTTTATCAAACCTATTCGTGTAGCTACTGCGCCATCTGTTAGCGACAATGACTTCCCGCATCCCAAAGTGGAGCCAAGTGCGCCAGAAGCGCCGGGCTTCACCGAGACAGCTATCCACAGTGCTATCAACGCTGCACCCGCTGCTGCTGTTGGTAGTAGCGCGGCTGCTTTAGTTGCTCCGTGGTCGACAGCAGTTGCACAGATTCCGCATCCACTCGCTAAGTTAGCTTATTTGATTCCGCCTGCGGTTGGCGCGATAGCTGGTGGGCTAGAACACTACGGACAGACTAAGCTTCAAGAGGCGTTTACGCCTGAAGAACTCGCTAAGCTCCAAGCAATGCAACAAGCTAATCCGTGGGGAGCACGAGTCGGTGGTGGTGCAGCAATGATGGTAGGTGGATTTAATCCTAATCCACTGAACGTAGCACGTGCTGCCGGTTCACTAGGCAAAGTCATTAGTAAGCCTCTAACGGGTATAAACCTGACAGCGCCAGAACTACAGAATTTAGCTAACGTCGGCATTGGCACAGGCGTTGGCACAGGTATAACAGCAGCGCAGAACTTAGTCACTGGTAGGCCGCTAGAAGAAGGTTTGGGCGAGTCCGCACTCACTAGTGCCTTGTTCAATTCGCCGAATGCTATCGGACGACGCATGGGATTTGAAAACCCGCTGGACGTTAACATTCATCCGACTCGTGCTGACTTAGTCAACGGGACTCCGATTGTAGCACCGCCTGACGTAGCACCACAGACACCTATTGACATTAATGCGTATCTAGCAGCAGGCAATGAGATACACCCAAGCGCACCTAATATCACGCCCGAAAGCGTGATGGCTAATTTGTTTCCGGGGCAGACTGTAGCTAGCCGAGCCGTTAAGCAGACTACACCACGTTCGCCGATTTTCGCTGCTGACCCCGAATTGCAGCTACTCAATGCACAAGGCCAAATCCCAGAGCCTCGCACAGCGCAACCTATCACTCGTTACAAGACTGTCCAGCCACCGGCTAAGAGTGCTGAGGCTAGCTGGCGTGATATTGAAATGCTTAAGCGCGAGAATGCACCTGTTGAACAGCGTTTGCGTTTGACCGATTACTTGCGTGCTATGCGTGAGAAGCAAGCACAAGATGATGCTGCGTTGCTACAAGCTGCTAGCACACAGCAACAACAATTAACTGCGCAAAAACTACAAGTTGGTGCTGATCTGCTTAACCAGCAGAAAGCTCAACATGAAGCTGACATAGCGGCACTACAGGCTGCTATGCGCGGTAATCAATTAGGTGGTGTAGAAGTGGCTCCTAAGCCGTTAGCCGAGACTCCGCGAGGCAAAGAAATATATCCTGACTACACTGGAGTAAAAGAAGCTGGCAATGCTGAGGTTGCTAACCCGCCACCTATTGATATTGAAGCGGAAGCGGTGCAAGACAAGCTATCTAAATATAGCGAAGGTGGAGCACTTCGACCGCAGACAGAAGCTGAGAAGATAGCTAATGAACGGCTAAATGCTGCCGGTATTCAGCTAACGCCTACTGAAGAGTGGAATGCTAAGATGAAGAACGTAGCGGCTTATCGTGGACAGAAGCTAACTACTGATAAGCCAGTGCGTAATGCGCAGGGCCAAGAAATGGCTGGAATGGCAACAGGCCGTGAAGCATTTGTGTCACCGACTAAAGGACAGATTGTGGAAGCGCCACATGAGATGCAAGGTCACAATTTTGTGGGTGACTTACGCGCTAGCAAGAATGCAGCGGACCGTAAGCTAGCTGCTGACTACGACGCTTTCACTGCGTCTAATCCTGAGTTCCATGCTATCAATGCGGAGCGTGCTAAGCTAGGACTAGAGCTGTGGACGCCAGAAGAATTCAATGCGAACAATGCGGGAGCGGAGTATGTGATGGACCGGCTTGGGCTAAGGAATGAGTCAGAGTTTAAGACTTGGTGGAAAGACATAGCGTCACATTATCGCACTAAACAGGGTGGAGCGAATGCTGCCGATTTCCAGCGTGTGCTCAACTATAAGTTTGTCAATGATGCTCCGTTTAATCCTGCGAATTACACGGGAGTGGGGGGAAAGACACAGTTTAGTGAGGGACAACCTAAGTCTCCCGACCGCATTCGTTACGAAGAACTACAGAAGTCCATTATGGACCACGTAATGCGTGATGATACTGACAGCCCCGAGTTCGCTAAACTTTGGCAAGAGTCAGAAGACATTAAGAATCGCAACGGCGGTAACCCACCAAAGTATAGTGAGGGGGATGCGCTAAGATCTCCTGAGTTTAAGCTAACCACACAGAAAGAGTTAGAGAAAGACAAGCCATTCGGCTTACAGGTATCTCGCAACGGAACTGTTGAGTCGAAGCAGCTACGAGCTAAGTTGAATTCGCTGCCTGCCAGCGAACAAGAAATGCTTCGTATGAGCGGAGTGGATGAGCTAATGAAGTTGCCGGCTGTCAATGTGAAGGAGCTACGCGAACATCTCGACGCGAACGCGCCGAAAGTAGAAGTGCATAGCTATGGGATGGAAGGGAAGGTGAGTGAGGCGAAGAAAGAATATGATAAGATGACGCATGAGTGGTATGATAATTTGGATGGTGGTAGTCAAGAAGCTATAACCCGTGCAAGAGCTAAAGCCATAGCTGGTGATTACAACGGAATGCAAAAAGAGTTAGAAGTATTAAGTGCTGACAACTACGCTAAGGCTGGCAAATGGATAGATTTAAATAGACAAACAGCTAAAGAACCGAGTGTAGGTTATGGTCCCCGTGCTACTTCCTACTACAACACCGTCTCCGCTCTTCCCGCTGACCAACCAATGCCCGAGTGGACAGCAAGTAAGTTAGGCAAGAATGTGCAGCGTGTGGATGTGGTGATACCTACTGAACATGCTAAAACATATGAAGAATGGCTAAAAGGCGAGACCACGCGTGGTGATAGCCCGGAAATGCGTGAACGCTACGAGAAGGCTAAGAAGTATAAGTATGCTAACCTAAATAAATGGCAACCCGACAACCTCCACGAAAACCTACCAAATACACTTGGTTGGGCAATGATTCAGTATAAGACTGGAGCGAATGGTGAGAAGATTGCAGTGATTGCAGAAGCGCAAAGTAGATGGGGGCAGAGTGTTCGTAATGCACAAAAAGGAGCTAAAGCATTTGACGAAGGTAATGAAAGTTATAGTAATACTAATGATGCTGTTATGGTTCGCGATGCGCATCCCCTCTTAAAAGACTACAACCGGCTCATCCTAAAAGCTGCTATTGACCAAGCACGTAAAGAAGGTGCTACGCATATTGTAGTGAGTGATGCGGAAACTGCGATGATGACGGAGGGGCATGATGCACATATAACAACCTTCCCAACTGAAAAAGAAGCAACAATGTATGCAGAACGCAATGGTGGAACTGTAAGAGAAAGACAAAAAAGCAGCACAGACCCGTGGAGTGATAATACACATGTGTATGATGTAACCACTCCACAAGAACCCGGTATGCGTCTCAACTACGACAATATTCTGCCTCGTATCGCCGAAGAACTTACAGGCAGTAAAGGTGAGCGTGTGAGTTTGGGTGAGCATAAGAATAGTTATGACCAAAGATTTTCTAGTCATGCTGATGTGGCTGAATCCCCAAAGAAGCTAAGAGAAAACCTAATCTTCCGCAACCCTGACGGAACTCCTAAAACAGATGTGTCAGGTCGCATGTATCCAATCGAGGGCACAAGTTTAGCTGCTCGTCGTGAAGCTGGTGAGCCATTCAGCTTAACCGCGCCTAAATACAGCGAAGGTGATGCGTTGCGCTCAGAAGCTAAACGCCCTACTAAGCAACCTTGGATTACTCCGCTCATCGCTAGCGAAATACAGAAGATAGAACGCATCGGAACTTCCCGTGCTAAATCGGCAGCCAATGCAGTGCGAGAGTTCTATCGCGTTAACTCACGTAATCGTGGTCAGCTAGAGACTAGCTTCATCCGCGACGTAATTACTGCGCGTCCGTGGGAGCTAAGTGCGAAAGGTTTAGCTGAGTGGGCTAAGATGGATACACCGGAAAACCAACATGTTGTAAGCTACTTGAATGACATGTCCGATACGGGCAAAAGTGAAGTCAAACTCACTCCTGTCGAACAGAAGATTGCCGATTCCGTGCGAAGCAATCTGCTTAAGTCAAAAGCAATGATGGAGTCGTTCAAGTCTGCTGGCGATATTGAAGGACTAGCGCATGGCACATCGGCTGACCCTAACTACTTCCCTAATCTAATGTCCCGCAGAGCTTCGCGGGTTATTGCCGAAACACCCGATAGCCCCGAAGCAATGCAGATGCACAAAGACTTCATCGAATACAATATGAAGAAAGGCGGGATGACAGAAGCGGAAGCAGACGAGAAGTGGGCGCTGCTAAAGGGTGGTTATGCGCAACAGAAAGCACAGCTAGCACAACAGTTTGGTCCTATCGACAAGCTAGCTGGTGTTGGTTTGCCACGCTCTATGCGTGAGACAAATTTGTTCGATATTATGTCCCGATTTAACCGCCGCTACGCTCGCCGTCTTGCCTATCACGAAGCTATTGAGCGTAACACGGCTGCATCAGACGCGTTGTTTAATCCGAAGAATGGATTGGAAGCTAATCAAGCAACTAAGAATGTGCTAGAAGATATTTACGGAGTGCGTGAGCACAATGAAGATATTCGACGTGCTATTACAGGTATCATCCGAACTAATATGATTGGCACGTTAGCTGGTGTGAAAGACTTCACTACTAACATGGTGCTCGGTATGCAGCACATGGATATTGACCAGCCTATACCTTCGCTTATCCACGCATTCGAGACTGCTAAAGAGAACTATCGCAAGGCACAAGATACCGGCGTAGTGCGTTACAACTTCGCCGGTGTAGAGCAGGGAGAAGGCGGGTTCACTGATGTAATGCATTGGCTAGATCGTGCACGTGATGTGATGAACTCAGCACAAGGACGCGCACTGTTAGAGAACGGCGCACGCACAATAGCAATGGGACAAGGACAGTTCTTAGCTCGTGAAGCTTTGCACGCGTTAGCTAATAAGAAGCTAACAGCACAGAAGCGTAAGTTCCTCGATGATTTCGTGCCTAACTGGGAGAACTACAAGACTAGTCCTGCGCCTGACGCAGTTATTACGGAAGCGGCAGCACGCTTCGTAGAGTCAGTGCAGGGCACTTACGACTATCGGGGTTTGCCTAGTATAGCAATGAAGGGCACGTTAGCACCGTATCTCTCATTGGCACGCTGGAACATCGAGAAGTTCAACAACTTCATGCAGCACACTATTGAGCCAGCACGCAATGGTAACTGGACACCATTGCTTATGAGCACTGTTGGTATGCTAATTGGTGGAGCGGCGGTGGAACAGATTGTTGAGTTAGCACAGCACAAGAAGTCTAAGCTACCAGAACTCAGTGAGATTGAAGCGGCGAAGGAAGAAGAACAGTGGAAGTTAGCTGGGTATAAGTTAGCTGGCTACGCGAGTATGTCAGGTTACGCAGGCGTGCTAGCTGATGTGGCGAAGATTGGTGTGGATACGGCTTACAAGAATCGTGTTAACACCTACAATAATCCGCTCATCGAGGGCTTAACGACTGCGACGGAAGACGTTGGTCAGTTAGCCGAAGCAATAGCGAAGAATGATGTGGCTAGCGTAACGTCTATTATTGGCACATTCCTAGAAGACTTCTCACAGACATATCGAGTCGCTAACGCCCAGCTTAATCCAGACAAGCAGAAAGCTAACGAACGCTCTGACAAATACCGCGATCTTAAGCTATTCAATATGGGACAAGGTAATGACTTAGCCGACTCCGGCGACACTCGACCGAATCCATTCTTGTCGCCCGAAACTAAACAATTCAAGCAGACGGGTGATGTGGAAGAAGCTAAGAAGCTAGGGAAGGAATTGATTGCGAAGGCTGTGAAGAAGGCTAACGGAGACCCCGAAGTGCTAATGGCCGAGCTAAGTAAACTCAAGCACAATAGCTACCAAACTATGCCATCGCCTGATACACTGCCAGCTAAGTTCGTTAAATACTATAACTGGCTAGTGAAGACACAAGGACAGGCTAAGGCGGATGAAGTGAAAGCTGACTACATTAGGCAGAATGCTTTGAATCGTGCGAAGTCGGGGATGATTCCTTAGGAATAGACTTACACCATTTGTGGTGTGGTGTTTCGTGTCCTATTGCGCCACAGTCGTAGCAAACTGGGATATTGCCACAATTACTACAGATGTAACCCCACACATTTCTTTGTATTCCAACTCCTATGTCTATTTCATCTGACTGTTCTTCACAATTTGTTCCATTACATATTGGACATTTTACCATTCTCATATTGCCTCCCATTTGTTATCTAGCGGGTCAAATTTAATCTTCTTGGTGTCAACATAGTGATGTAGTATTTGATCGAGTTGATCTTTATCTACATCACCCCAGAATTCCATTAGCAATTCCATAGTAGATTGCTTACCGTTGCGTCCCAAATAACGCAATAGCTTCCTGCCAACTGCGGCTAGCGGATTATTACCATCGAAGTTAAGTGCGAGATGCATGTTAGCTTCTACTATGTCTAGCAGTTCTAGCGCACGCTTAACTGTATCTAGCGTAATCTTGTTCTTCGGCGCTCCGCGTTCGTTAGCTTCCGCGTCTTCGGAGAAGTGTAAAGCCATTGCAAGCTTCTGACTGTGCAAATTCTTACGACCGTAGTAAGCATCAAGTTTAGGTGATTTGTTAGCACGCGGACGGTTTGGTTGCTCCCACCACTGCTCTAGGTATTTCCACGCTTCAGGCTCATACTCAACTGGACCGTATAGTTTGGTTAGTTTCTTAACGTGCTCCACTATGTCAGCGCGGGCGGCCAGTTGTTCTTCGTTAAGTGCCGGTATGAATAGCTTATCGAATCGATTCTTCTGTTCTACTATGAACCAAGTGCGTGAGCTAAAGCCGTCATTGAGTAACTTATCATTGAAAGTTGACTCCATGAAGATCGGCGTAGTTCCGCCAAAAAAGTTAAGACAGCACCGATGTATTTCATCATTGCCTTGCGTCTTCGTATCATATTCGTAGTTACCGCAATCGTAGGCTTGCAACAGGAAGTTAGCTACATCTTCGGTGTGACGGCGGAATAGCGAACTAATTTCTTCAAGACAGAAGGCTAGCGAACAGTGCGTGTAAATCTGTAGTATGTCTTTGCCAAGCTTATCATCGTATTTCATATAGTTAATGCGACGAGTTGCTTTGGTCATACTGCGCACTAGCGCCTCGAAAGTAGTCGCGTTCGCTGCGATAGGAATAAGCAAAGGTGTTTTGACTTTGCCATTCTTAATAGCGCCGTTGGTTGCCTGTGCGTAGTTGGCTGCGTTAATAGCTTCGACTACGTGAGGGTCAACTACAGTGAGTGTCGCGGAGTCTTTCGGACGGGCCGGAGCGTTGGGGTCTTCAAGCGCGTGATAGCGCAGAACGTATTCTACTTCCTTAATGACTAGACCTTTGCCGATTGCGGGCGGAGCTACAAGTATGGTGTATTGATTAGGATAGATTGGTTTATGCGAAGGGCCACACCAGACACGACGTTGGAGCGCAGCGGCTATCATATAATAGAAGCCGAAGTCGATGAATGATTGCGGAGAGGTTATCTCACGCATCACAAGTTGCCACTTTGCGAAGTTGCTTGACATTAGAGTTCCTTCATTCCTTCCTCATTTTTATCTTTCTTGTATTTACCCCAGTTCCGCCCAGCGGCTGCTTCTGATTTCATTTGGAACTTTTCGCCGCGAAAGTTGACTAAATTCTGTTGCATAAAGAAACGCTTAACAGCAGCGCACTCACGTTCTTCCCCTTCTGGCGCTTGCGTAAGTGACGAGTCATGACAGTTGTTTAGCAGAGTCCAGCGTTTACCAATCAGTCCGAAACGCTGGAGTGCTTCGTCAACTTCGCCGTTAAGTTTCTTAACCGGCATTTTGTTATTGCATACGTTAATGAAAGTCTGTTCGTTGGTGATTTCTTTATGCGTTATCAGACCAACGGTTGACTGGGGAACTTTAGCAAACCAGTCTTTCATGTTGTAATCGTCTAGCTTGCCAGTGTTAACAAATGGAAATCCCTGTAAGCTAAATAACATGCCGGTTAGCTGTAGCTGTTGTTCAACTTCCCTGTGCCAGCGTTGTATCTCGGGGAACAGTGCGTGATACTTAGCGAGGTAAGTGTCGGCTTGCTGCTTAGTTAGCACGATCTTGCCTTTGGACTTCTCAATCACGTTCAGTCTGAATGCGTTACCGCGTATGCCATAGTTAGACGCGTGACAAATCATCTTAGCTATGTAGTAATAGCGTTCTTGCGGCTTCCACTTATCGGATTCTTTGATGAGAGCATCTAGTGTCTTCCAACCTTCGCGGGTTTTAAGCTCAGGTATTGGAGTGTTGGCGAAGGAAACTACATCGAGATCGTGGCATTTCTTAATCCAAATGTCGAGGAACATGTTCATCGCAACGAACACGTGAGGCTTAACATTATTAAGAAATAAGTCACGGAACTTACCGTGAGTGCATAGGTATGCGACTATCAGTGCTTCCGCGCCGCTCTGATCTACTTGAACTAACTTGTAGCCTTCGTCAGCCCAGAACAACCGCCGCATCTCGTCGGATATATTCTGTAAGTTACCACCGAATATCTCTAGGAAAGCAGCACTGCTAGCACGCAGGGTTTCAGTGCCACCTAACTTGTATATGGTGGTAGAGCGGGGGTAGGTTAGTGCTACCATATCAAGTCGGGGTTTTCGTCTTTCAGTGCGGTTAGGCTAGTCTCGATATATTTACGAATACGCAGATCATCACAGCCTTTCGTCCACAGAAAGTGTAGATAACTAGCTGGAACATCCTGCATTGGCAATCCCTTGTATTTACCAAAAGGCATTGGCGATAAGTCAGTCAAGCTTTGTTGTGTTAAGTTTCTTACCATACAAATTCAACCTCCTTCGAGTGTAGTTTAGCTAGTTCGCCGCGAATGTAAGCGAATGTTTTGGGCGCGTTCTCTTTTAGTCTACTAGCCCCTTCCCCAATCTTAGGGAAGACCACAACATTAGGACTATGCTTAGCAATCCTTGTAAACACTTCAGCCAAAACGGGACGTAATACATCATCAAGCTGAGCGTCATCAAAATAACTACTAGCATTAGACTTACAAAAGCGAAATCGAACTGGCACGCCAATCGTATTAGGTTCACCAGCAGCTTGGGAGGCTTGTCCATAAGATGATGTGTAGTAGATATTGGTTGAGTAAACGAATGTCCAGTCGCGGTGGAACTGTATGAATGCACGGGTGATGGGGAGTGGGACTAGGAGCATTGTGCCTCAAGTAAAGGTTTAATGTTTGCTGGCGTATATGATGGACCTTTTACCCATTTACCGTCTTCTCGTCTGTGTCCATCAATAAACTTACTCATGTTGGAACGATGAACTTCATCAAAGATAGGTTCAATATCTATGCCAGAAGCACAAGCCGCACCTAAAACAACATAGAGCAGATCGGCAATAGCATCAGCTACTTCGACCATATTGTAGGCTTGATAGGCAGTATAAAGCTCATCTAATTCTTCTTGAATTAAGCGACAGCGCAAAGCGTAAACATCCTTCGTTGGTAGCTGCGGAGCTTCTGGCAAATGCTGACCAGCTTTAGCCATGAAGTCTGTTACATTTTGTTGAGCTTTACTAATGGTTTGTGTTGGTGTCATATTAAACTGATGTGGTTGGCTGTGTTTTACCAGTTTCTAAAGCTGTGCGGAAGAAATGCTTATATTTAGCGAACGCATTGTTCATTCCTGTCTCATTCTCACCGTGACAGTTTAGCCCCGCGTAAGTTAACTCACGTTGCCTGCACATTGCACAACGCGGCACATCACACGATATTTCTATTGCGGGCTGACCACAAGGACAAGGCGGTAAGGTTTTAGTCTTCATCTGTAATATTCAATTCAACACGCGCTTCGTCGGGATTCCACAAAATATCTAAGCTCATCCAGCAGTAGCCATTTTGTTGAATAACTTGAAACTCCGCGTCAGGCTTATTCATTGCCTCCAATTTAGCTATTAGTTCACTCACTTTCATTCGGTAGTTCCTTTCTTGTGTGATTCCAGTCAGTAAATTTCAACGAACCGCTTTCTTTAGCTAGCTCACGATAAGCTAAGCATAAGTCGATCACGGGATTATCATGCTTGAGCCGTAACTGTAACATAGCTTTCTTAGCTAGTGAGGGTTTGCCGGTTTTCTTAGATTTAGCAATTACTGGATAACCAAGCATATCATGGAAGTAAGCACAGCACTTAGTATTGCTGCCCGGCAAACCTTTCTTAGACGTTCGGTTAAGCAGCTTAATGTAGTCAGGGCCAACTAAATACTCGATGAAGCGGAGGTAGTGAGTCATTAGCCTATCGTTCTCTCGCATGTTGGCGTCAACTAACTCACGACGAAAGTGAATGCCAGTCAGTGTCATTAGCATATAGGCTGGTATGCTATCGTTGACTTGCTGTATTGATTCGACTAGACCCGGCACTGTCTTAGCGTGCGCGTCGATAGCTAGTCGTATTAACATCATCGTGTAAACATCCTTACCACAGTAGTGCCAAAGCGAACGGGCTTGTTCAGCAGTGTTATACGCGCCGCTTCCCTCGTCTTTGTGATAAGGTTGATACGTATAAAGGCTGGTGCAATGCCCTAGAGATTTCTCAACATCAGTGTAACAGCGATGAGCAGCAAGCATAGTATCGTAATGCCTATCGCCGAAGGGAATACCATACTGCCAAGCGAGAATGAGCCAGTCGAACTGTGCACCATTGTGTGACACAACCACGTTGTCACGCATAGCAATAGCAAGAGCAGTAAGAATTTCAGGAAGTTCTTCATATGCGCGTGTGTAATTGTGAGTCAGCCAAGGAACTACGTAGATTGTTGAGTTACCGTCGAAGCCTAAGCCGACGCACTTAATCTTTAAGTTTTCGTCGGTCTCAATATCAAGGTATAGGTGGGAGTTTTTGACAGTGCGGAGTAGGTGGATTATCTCAGCGGCTGGAGGATACAGACTGTAGCTAGGCGTGAACGCTGGCTCGGGAACACGGCCACCATTAAGCACTATGCGACAAGCTTTCTTAGTATCTTGCTTTAGCCAGAATGACCAGTTAGTGCGTGATGTTACACCATGCCGACGCTTCTCAGCTTTAGCTGACTTAGTCCCCAGTGAGACTTCTTCGTCGTAATTCTTACCTTGCAGAAGTTCATTGTGCGCGGACTCGTGGTCCACAGAGTCCAGTGAATCTTGTGGTAAGTAAGACGGAATGTGTGCAACGCCATTGATTTCATATATGCTACCGCGAACTTCTCCTAGTGTTCTGTCTTTGTCGTTACCAATCCACACGTCGAATGCGTCTTTGCCAAGAACTAGAACACAGCGGGTGTTAGGGAGTAGCGGGCTACGATCTTCTTTCACACGCACTTCGCACTGCATCACGTTAAAGTCGGGCCGGAGGCATTCATTACGGAAGAAGAATCCTCCATTAGCCGACAACAGTTCCGCTCTGTCGAACCGAGAAGGGTTCGACATAACGACTGTTAGTCCTGCATACGAAAGTCTAGGTTTAATCTTTAACATGGCAGATTTAGTAAAGCATGAGAACCAAAAGTTATAACTGCTGCTTTGTCATAGGCAATAGCCGCTTGTTCTTCTACCTCAAAGAAACCTAAAAATTTATTTTTTCCATCCTTCTTAATGTATGCTTGCCACTTATTTCTTTGCTTATTAAAACAAACACCTTTATACTTAGACGAACACGTCTTTCCGCCCACACTAGTTAGCTTTTTTCTATTAGCAGCATTCAAACTGTGCGAGGATAAACGCAAATTTTTCTTAGTATTATCAAGCTTATTATGATTGATATGATCTATGTATTTACTGCCCAGCACATCTTGGTGAATGTATACAGACTTATGATTATATCGTCTAAAAACGTTTCTATACACATAACCAGTTGTATAATTAAATTGCCACTTAATGTGCATTAACCTAGTATAATCTTCTTCGTCTAGTTCGACAAACAGATCACAGTTGGACAATTTTAATTGCATAAAATCATTTGCTCCGTTTTTGTATTCCGCCCGGAGCTAGCGGTTGTGGTTAACTAGCGACTAGCCGCAGTGACTGATTGTCCAACGCACTCAGTTGGCGCACAAGGCGGAGGAGTTGCATAAGCTGGATTAGGCACACAAGGATTACCCATTGTCCTGTTAAGACAATTAGTAATGAATTCCTGTTCCACTTCGTCGGGATTCTTATAGTAACGTTTGATCTGATTGGTCATATCAGTTATGTCATTGAAGACCACAGTCTGACAACCAACTTCGCAAACGAAGCCGTTAAGAACCGGTTTAATTCTAATGTCTCTTACCATATGTGATTAGAACGCCGCGTTAACTTTCACAGACGACAAGCCAAGGATACTGATAAGCCGAGGTTTGTATGACACAACGGGTGTCCCATCAGCATACTTAATCGGTTCGCCCAGTGTCTTGCCTTGCGCCCGCGCTTCCGCAGTAAGTTCTTCACGCGGTGAGTATTCCTCACTACCGAGAATTGCATCAGCGACAATGCCTTTGCAGAGCAACTGCGGGTTCTCGTCGTCAATGCTATCGACAGGCAAGCCAAGGTTAGCATTCTCATCACGCAGACGAGCGAGTGCTTTGTCACTGGCTTCGTCATCACGAGCGCCTGTTGCTTGGTCAAGCACAATTACGTTGAGGTATTGCTTGACTTGGACGCCAGCAACAATCTTGTTAGCGCCATTGATATTGACCGCTTCCGGGTCAACGACTTCCCATGTGCGGGTAATCATTCCATTACCCTTGCTTGATTGCCCGAACACTTCCTCAATGCAACGCACAGCATAACGACGCTGTGGGAGTTTGTCTTTAGAGGTTAATGTTCCGGGTGCTTGTTGTAGGTTACGTGTTGCCATTGTGTTTATGTGTTTTTGTTTTGTTGATTGACAGTTACGTTGTCAGCGTTGCTACGTTGTTGCGTAGAAATCATTTCTTCATCCACTTAACGAAGTTCTTGTAGTTAGCGGGGATATAGCGGGGGAAGTTAACTAGTGAACTTGCTTTACCGTCGAATGCTGCATCACCTTCGGTTTGCCAATAGTAAACAGTATTGCGAGGGAACTCTTTGCACATCGCAGCGAACTCCGCCGCATTCATTCCCCATTGTGCTAACTTGTCTTCCGCTACTGCAACGCCGGGAGTGGGCTTGTCGCTAGCGTGTTGGCGAAACCAGTCGGTGAACTTAGACAATAGCCTATTACCAGCTTGTCCGGTTAGAAGCGGACGAACTTTCATACTGTCGTATACATTGTCTTTAGTCTTAGTCTCAGCCTCGTGCGTAATGACTACGACGTGACAGCGCAGGCTAATGAGTAGATCAGTTAACTCACCGAAGTAAGTGATCTTCTTCGTCCACTCATCACGGTCATCAATCACACCTGTCTTAGTTAGCGTAGGTTGTTTGCGCCACATGAAATGGTAGTTTGATTCGATGCCGCTGATGCCATCTAATATCAGTGTTTGATCGGCTTCTAGCTTACGCCCTTCTTTGTCAATCCAATACGTTAGCGCATCACGAATGTTGTAGCCTTGTGTCGGTATGATAGTCTTGACAAACTCGGGGTCATAGAAAGGAACTTGCACTACGTCGTTACGTCCCAAGTGAGCGCCAAGTCCACGGTCAATGTCGAGCACAATGGGGTTGGGAAAAGTTAGCGAACTCCAAGTCTTGCCAGTGCCGGGATAACCTTGGAGGCCTAGTCGAATCTGTTGTGGTTTTGCTTTATCCAATGTAATACTATTTGGTGGTAAGTAGGCCATGTTTGATTAGTAGTGTTTTTGTGTTTTGTTTTAGTTGTTCTAAAGTGCATTGGTAGTTGACTACTGTGCTATCAACTTTAATGTTCTGCTGCTCTTGTTCGCTAGCGTGCATATCATTAGTGTGCGCGTCACGCTCCACGCGCCACTGTATTCCACCCAATTCACGAACTTTTGCCGCTTCATTAAGGAAACGCACGTCAGTGCAGACTAGAAGATATGGATTGGCCACAGTTTGGCTAATCGCAACCATCCATTTTTTTATCCAGTAGTCATCGCCAAACAGCTTACGACGGAATTCAGTGCCCCACCACTGGAGTATGGGACGAAACAATTCTTTGTTCTCATTGATAAAGTCCACATCACAGCCACAAGCAATGGCCACTTCTAGCTTGAGCGCATCGGCAAAGTTACGCTGGACTATTAGTTTGCCGGGCAGCAATTCACGAATGCACTTTAGCACTGTGTCTTTACCGGATTGTTTGAGACCTGTAATGCCTAGGAGGAACATAGTTTTAAGTATTCTTGATTAAGACTATCAGCACATTCACGCAAAGCTTGTCTAACTTCTTCTGCGTTTTTACGCCACATAAGATTACATGTTGACTTGACAGATCTTACTGGCATGTCTTTTAGCGAAAGCAAATGCACAGCAATATCATGCGCACCAAAAGCATTTTCATACATAACAACGTTTAACACAGGCAATCTAAGCTTCTCGCATAGATACTCGTGTAGAACTTTAGTTAAGCTTTGAATCTGTTTAGAACGACAAGGGGTCATACGGTTTGGTTATGAAGTTACGGCGGAGAACATGGTCACGCGCTATGTCATCAGGAGCAGCGCAAGCATCAAAGAATTTGCAATGACCATAAATAGTATGACAAGCACCATTAAGTAGTCCATCGCGTCGCAGGTTACCGGGCGTCTTAATGAGCGCAACAAGCGCACGTATCTTAGCGTGCAGTAATTCTTCATATTCGGCTAGCTTGTCTTCCGAGATCGGCTCAACGTCGGAACGAATAAACTCTGGGTCTTTATCTTTACCACGTAAGAAGATACCATCAATGAACACACAGCATCCAGAATTCTCAATCGTAGCGAATATGGAAGTGGGATATGCGCGAGCATAGTAACGCAGGATAAGTCGGTAAGTAAGCAGCTGTGGAGATAGTTTGTAACCGTGCATATACTGTTGAACCTTACCCACGCTAGTCGTCTTGTAATCGCGTATCGCATAAGTGCCACGTTTATGTTTGCATATGTCATCTGCTGTGCCACAGATGTGAACTTCCACATCGTCATCCTTATAGAAGGGCCAGCTAAACTTAACTTCCACCATTGGCTTACCATCGTGCGTTAGCGTCACGAACTCATCACGTGATGCGAACGTTTCCCAAAATAACATGCATGTTTTGATTAGGTGGTTAGCATCGAGATACTTCTTATCGTATTTGATTTCCATTGGCACATTGAAACGCTTCTGTGCTGCTTGGATTGCTAAGCCCATCTCGCCGGTTTGCTTCATTGTAGCTACGAACTGGTGGAAGGCACTACCGTATTCCATGTCGTTCGTATTTATCGGAGCGCGATAGCCCTGCACTACAGTGCGGTAGAGCCGTAGCATACAGGCTGAGTCTTTCAGTGCGCTAGCGTCTACTCGGATGATTTGCTTCATAATTGATCAGGACTAATACCAAACTGTTTCATAAGGAACTGTTCCGCTATCGCACGGCCAACAGGATCACCTTTCACAGCAGCTTTGTTCGCCGATTTCTTAACGGGTGCAATTAGCTGAGCACGATCAGGACGTGTTATGTTAAGGAATGGGTCAAAGTAGTTAGCACGTTGCTCAGGTGTGAGCTTGTCTAGCTCATCGGCTGACATACCGAGTAGTTCTTCGATGGTCACTGCGCATCCCCTCCACTATTGATCTTAGCTAGTTGCTCTGCGGTTGGCTTGATGATCTTCACTTCGTCTCGGGTTACTTTGAACATGACACCGTGTAGCATACCGAGTTGCATGTTAAGCTCAAGCACATCTTCGTCGGTTAAGTGCAACCGTGTCATATGTAGCACTGTGCCCACTGCACCAGTGGATAGGAACTCATCAATGCGAGAGCGCCAACGCGGTGTGCGTTCATCAGGTTGCTCATTCTCATTGACCTCCACCGGCGCAGCACTGTCATTGCGAGCTTGGTTAGTGAATATAATACGCACTCCAGTCTTGAACGCGCGGGAGATTTCAGTCTCAGATTTAAGCTGCACATATTTAGGCGCGTTAGCATCGCAGTCACACAACCACAAGAAGGCTTGGTAAATCTTGTGATACAACGTGGACTTACGCATCCGAGGGAAGCTAGCGTATTGCCATTCGAGCGGCTTACGATCTACTATCATCTTGTCGAGATAAGGTTGTATCTCACGGGCGAAGTGCTCTTTGTAGTAGGGCACATTAGTAGCTTTAGACCAAAGCACGGCGCGAATAACATCTTGCTTAGCATCGCCGGCTAGTATCTTCATAGCGCGCTGGCGCATCACAGGGTCTTTCTGCATCTGGATGCTTATCTCGCGCAGTATGTCAACTGTTATCTGATCGGGCGGTTGATTCTCGTCGGGCATAGGTTTGAAATCGTAGTCAGTAGTCTGTCGATAAGACGACAGGCCAACTAAGTTAGCATGTTCCGCACACTACTGACTCTTTGCTACTAACGTCTTTCCGTTTGTAGCCTATCGTCCATCGCATAGATATGATGCGAACACATGACAATCAAATAGAAGGCGCAGCTAGAGATAAAGCCGACGTGAGTCAGCCACTGCTAGTAAACAAATTGCGTCCAACACAGATGATTGCTTGGCAGTTTTCGGAGACTGCCAATGAACTCAAAAGTCACTGACTACTTAGCTGGCACTGCTGGCGCGACGAAAGCTTTAACAGCCATCACCTCCTTCGCAAGAGCTTCGGAAGATTCCTTCTCAAGTCTATTGCGCAGTGGTGTAATGTTATCACGCACCCAAAGATATGGATTACATCCACGTTTACCCGCGTGACTCTCCGCTTCGGTTTGCAGTGCATCGAGATGCTTAGTCAGTGCAGCTTTGTCGAACTTAAATGTTGCGTCAGCCATAATGAATTAGTTGGATTAGTTGTTAACGAGACGACAAGTATGAGCAAGTTTCATGCCAACAGACTACTTTGGTTGTATGTAGGGGCTAGCTAGTTTGGCTTAACTCCTAGCACCTGATACCTTCTCACATGCCTGATAACATCACGCACATTGAGAGGCAGATTGATCTTGCTCCAGTCCCACGGAATCACTGTGTCAGGTGCAAAGGATTTCACAATGAGTGGAATGTCAGCTAACCTAGCGGCCAGCGGAGGAATAAACAACTCGAATGTAGCAAGCCTAGCATATAAGTCAGTGCGGAATTTGTTCTGCTTGACTAGCTCAGGTATGCTCCAGTGAGATGCGGCAATGAAACGAGCAGTCACTTTCTCTTCTGTCTTACCACCGACTTTGCGCAGGCTTTTGTTCTCGATAACACGTAACAGCTTTGCTTGAAGCGGAAGGGGCAGATCACCAATCTCATCGAGAAACAATGTGCCTTTGTCGGCTAGACTGATTAGACCCTGCGTGTCACCTTTAGCTCCGGTGAAGCTGCCCGCAGCATGACCGAATAACTCGGACTCGATTAGTTGCTCCGGCATACCAGCACAGTTAATTGTTATGAACGAGCCACTACGCTGTCCATGCAGCGCGTTAGCGATTAGCTCTTTGCCAGTGCCAGTCTCACCTTGGATTAGCACTGTGTCGTCTTGAACTGCTAGTGCACGAACGCAACGCTTTAGTTCGATACAAGCGGGGTCTTGTGTAATGAACTTGGCGAGCGGCTTCTCAATAGCATCGAGGTCAATGCCATACTTTTGCTCTAGCATTTTGGCTTGGTCGAACAAGCCATTATCCCGTAGTGCTTTGATTACTTCGGGGGAGGGAGCAGTGTGTAGTTGTCTAGTTGGTTCGTTCATTTTGGAAAAGTATACTCGAATAGTTGCTTAGTTGTTATAAAATTTGCCTGCAACATTTTCATTACAAAACTACTGCAACATTCTGGGCATAAGTTTGCGCTTTCTTTACCTTTGGTTTTAGTCTCATAGGCAAAGGTTAAACCAACTTCAAACTGTTTTTTACATTTATTACAGCTTCTCATTTTGTTTTCTTTTTGAATTGTTTTTCATTCCACGCTTTCCACAATGATTGTGCTTTGTCACCGGTGAACTCCAGTATATCGGAGCATGTCATACGGAAACGAGTAACTGGTGTCCAGTGATCGAGACAACCTCGAACTTCAGCTAACTGTAGCAATGTAATTTTTGGCGGTGGTAGTTCCTGTCCTTCGAATGAACTACCATTGTTAATGCATAGCGTCACTGTTTCCTTCGGATCAAATGTCATACCACGACAACTTGGCTTAGTTGGTTTAAGCCGTCTAACTTCCCCATGTTGGTTACGCCAGTAGTGCCAAGCGAATGCGGCTTTGTTTAGGTCAATGACTAGGTGGTTGTATGATCGGGTGGGCATAAGAGTGATTGTAAGAATTCTAGTTCTAGTTTAGCGAGACGTTGAAATTCGGGGTCAGCTTTGATTTTACTAAAAGTCCTTCCAAAGTTTTCAGGAAGATCAGTATAATCACTAATCTCGCTATAAGGTGAGCCTTCGCACCAACGTTTACCTGTTCTTTTCTGCACGGGACAACCAGTGCAACAGTCTTTTTCAGGCGTGTCAACATGAGCATAGACTTGGCACAAAGCACACGAAAGCATGCCAATCTTTTCACCCGGCTCTGCCGTGCCAGTAGCTAATCGCTTCCAGTGTTCAATACTTTCTTCTAGTGGTGTCATATTAGTTTAGTCTTCGGGATGTTTGTCGAGATAGCGATCAATGTCAGAGCCAATCTTGCGTGGCTCATCTTTCGCTAAGTCCATTAGCATGTCGGCTTTAGCAAGCTCTCGCTCTAGCAATACTTCCGCACGCGAGCGTGTTTCTTCTTCCATATCAAACTCGTCTTCTTCTGGAAGTTGGTTATCATAGTCACGTTGTGCTTTATCGAATCCGTTATCGTATAGGCTCATAGATGTTTCAGTGTCCTTTCCATCATAGCTACGCCAATATAATTACCTTTGGCTAGCTCCTCTGCTATTCTTAGTTTGAGTTTTTGTTTCGGTGTTAACTGAGCGAAAGCTTGTTGCTGTTGTAGCGCTAGAAGTTTTGCCGCTTCACCGTGCTTGTAATCCCAGTATGCTGCTAGATTGCATCCACACTCCACATACTTATTCCAATCGGTTAGACGCCACAGTATGATGTTGTCTTCGACATGATATAGTTTGTCGTGTGCGTCGTGGCTAGCTAATAAGGCCCCGAGCCAGTTAGGTATTGGCTCACGATCCTTGCGAACTACTCCCACTATCAGCAGGTAATCGAGAAGTGCTTGAAGCGGCAGAGTGACGGTGCTTGTTTCGGCAGACGACATAGTTGGGTTTTCCATATTCGTTGTGCATGAGAGTAAGCTCTAAGCTTTCGGCAATACCCAAGTTAGATGCATTATCATCCACTTCCAGTTCAATTTCAATTACTACGGTTTTCATTCTTCTTCCTCCTCATCTCCAAAGAACCCATCCACTTCGGCGGGTTCATCCTGTGGTTCCATTGTTTGCTTGACGCCATTATCAATTAGCTTGGTGTCATCTTGTGCGTAGCCGCCTACGATTGTGTCTTCCCAGCTTTCTTGAGTGCGCACAACTTTACGCAAGCAGCGTAGCTTGAGCGATACGATAGCGGCTACGCGTTCTTCGATAGTGTTACGGTAGAACACTACAACCTGTGGCGTATCGGATAGGCTGGTTAAGCGCGGGCAACGACCTAGCCCTTGCACCAGTTCGATAGCACTGAATGTGGGAGACAGAATACAAATGCGTTGACGCGTTGGCACAAGCGGAATGTCTTCCGTCATAGCCCAACCATTCTTCTTGCGACGCGCTTTGACTTCTGTTAGCTCATCGGTATGATGCAGACTTAAGCCTACGCCACCCGCTTTGAATGTGAACATGCAGTAGTGTGACTTGCCTGACTGGAATCTATCTATCTCAACTTGGCGTTGCTTTAGTGATTGCGTGCCAAGGCGTAGCGCCGGGTCTTCCTCTTCGTCAACATAGTCTTCCACATCGCTAAGCCCCAGACTATCTAAGCTAAGACCTAAGTCTTTTAGCACAGCCATCATAGCTTCATTGGTTACGACGGCTTTCTTGTTCTCTTGTTTCTTGGTAGCTTTAGTCTTACCGCCTCCCCACACTAGTGTAATATCGTCTCTGCTAACACCATACTTGTTAACTAATATATCGGTGGTTCGCCGAATAGTTCCTTTGAATCCCACTGCTAGTGCGGCTACTTGCTTGCCGGTTTGCACTGTCTCGAACATAGTCTTAGCATAGTATTCGCAGCGGCAAAGCTCAGCGGCCTTGCGGAATACGGTAAACTGAGCGAGGATAAGAAATCTACTTTGGCTTGCGCTTAGCTGATAGCCTTTGATCTTTTCCATCATAGCTTCGTAGCGCGCCCACGCTTGATGATAGAACTTAGCTTCGTCTTCAGTCTGGAAGTCAATTAGCTGGACTGAATTGATTGCTTTGAACTGAGAGCGAACGCCTTTAACGTCTACGATGTAGTCTTTCATCCTATCCATTAGTCGTTCCACTGCAGCAGGACTGTATTCTTCCGGCTCGGCGGGAGCGGCTACGGCCTTAGCGAAGTCAGACCAGTGAGCGTTACAGAGTGGGGACGTAGCAACGCCATACTTGTAAGGTATGCGAGTTGACACGCAGAAACATTTAGCTTCTGCGACGCGGAGGAATGGAGTAGCGCTAAAGAATATCTGATACGTTTCACCCGGCAAGTCATTGAAGGCTTGCATGATGCGAGACTGTTGGCTATCCTCATTCTTAACAGCTTGGCATTCGTCAATATACATGACGCACGGATGCACGCTAGGACGCCACTTCCACACGATATGCTCTTCGCCCTGTTCTACCACAGTCTCACACCTAACCATTAACTCACCGAAGCTAGCACGTAGCTGTTCGATGTTGATTACGTGAACGCCAGTGACTGTGTTGATGGAGAAGAACTTCTCTAGCACACGCTCGGTTTGCTCTACGATTGAGGCGCGTGTGATGTAGACTTGCGCCCACGGACTGTAGGTTTTGCCTTGCGTGAACTTTGCTTCTTCAAGTCTGCACGCCACTGCACCAATGATAAAGGTTTTCCCTGTGCCAACTGCTGCGCGTAGTAGTTGACCACGCTTCTTACCGACAAGTATATTGTCTAGTAATTGCCGGGCGGCACGCTCTTGGAAGGGGAATAAGAATGCTTTCTGGAGCGCACACGGCGGTAGCTTTTCGTGTTCTTCACATGGTTTGAGTTCGTCTTCATCAATGTGTTTTGGATGTATGTTAACAGACTTGTCGGCTTGTGGCGCTTCGGGCTGAGAGCGCCGCTTATACTCTACTTCGATTGCTTCTTCGTAGGGCCGGAAGAATGCCACAATGTCTTCACGGCTAACTAGAAAGCAATCGGCGACGGGGTCAATCTTGTCAGCCGGAACACCAGCAAACTTCTTCAAATCAGCACGAGTGCGTATCTGTTTGAAGTTGTGGAATGAAAGACAACGATTGCGTGTGACGAGTATGTTATCTAGCTCTTTCTTTCTCCACTTGTCGTGTTCGGTTAGCTTTGGTTTGGGAGGTTTCATTTAATCTTGTTAGCTTGTTTGAATGCTTGCAATTCACCATCAGCTTTAAGCAACTCAGCTATGTTAATGCCAGTTAGCTTGCGAATAGCTTCTGGGTTACGTGCTCTCACCGCCGCTTCTGCAACTGGATAGGCTTGCTCGGTCGTGAGTCCAGTCTTCGCAGCTATTGCACGAGCGACTGCGGCGTAGACTTCTGTGGCGCGGCAAGAGGCTGTGCGGTTGAGATGACTCAGTGTTTTGTCACGTTGCCACTTAGCATACGTGGACTTCCATTCGGCTACACGCCAGACGAAATGCTTACCATCACGTTGCTCGATGTGGATGTAGACTTCGCCTGAGTCTGCTATGTTTAGCTTGTCGGCTACGTAGTGCGGAACGGGAACACACTGCTCGTGACCCATGATGAGAGACAAGAAGTCTGTCAGAACTATACCGTCTAGGAGAGGGATTGACATAGGCTTAGTTGTCGAACCAAAAGACAATGCGAATGCGTGATGGGTCAGTGTGTAAAGTGGCAAGCAAATTTAGTCTGTCGAAGAACCATTGACCTAAAAACTCTCGTAAAGTTTGCTTAACTCCTTGACCTTCCTCTGCTAGTGCTGCGCCATTAGTAAAGTTACCAATAGTCCTAGTGCATCGACGATCTTCTACTATCTGATCGTAATTATAGCCAAGTAATTCACTCAACAGTAGCCAACTTGCACTGTGCTCACATCCTTCCCACTCTGCATACCGTTGAAGACATTGCGAGCTTACGTCAGTAGGCAAGCCACGAGGCTCACTAATTGGTGTAATGCGTGAATAGTTACGCACTCCAGCTAGAAAGCCAAAGTAACTATACATACGCTCACTGAAAGGTTCATCGTCGAAGTCTTTCTTATAGAATTGTTTATCGAAGTCGCCCAGTGGAATTTTATTAGCTAAGTAATGCCACTGATTGTCGTCTCCGATAACTTCTACGCATGAATGAATATCGCAGCCCATAATACTATCTCTTTCTGTTTAGGTTAGGTTAACCGAAAAGTCAATACTCCGTATAACGCAACGGAGCAACCGCGAACAGTAGTCTCTAACCTATGAGGGGATACCACACCGAGACTCTGTTAGTTACAGATGTGGCAAGAGTGAATGGCAGTAAGTCAAGTTTGCGGTTGGGGCTAATCGAGTTGTCCTGCAAGTAGTGGTTCTTACGCACAGTCACAGGCTCTAATCCTAGAAGCAGTTGTTGCAACAACACATCTTCATCCACCGTTTTTACTTACTGCCAAATTGTTTGGTGAGTGTGGTAGGATTCGATACCTACAATATTGACCCTAGATTCGCCACCATCGGGCTAGCGTCTATCTTCCGCCACACACTCATTGAAATAGTTCATGTTGAAGAACTCGAATCTCCGGTCGGCTAGTATTAAAGTGTGATGTGCTCACTATTCCTACCCGATCTTCCCAGTTGGTCACTGTTACACCGTCAGCATTAAGCCTCTCTGCCAAACATGAACTGAAATAGCTGGTGGACCGTATCGTGGCCCGCTACGCCTGATTGATTACAGGAGCTAGACTGGCTAGCTAATACGCACATTACGCCTGCACTGGAGCGGCAGGAGTAGCTTCACGCACTCGGCGTTTGCTCTCACGTGCGATGATGAGAGACTTGATCTGCTTGCCAAGTTCCTCCGCTTTAGCAGCAGCGACAGCGCCGAGAGACCAGTCAATGCTAACCATCTCAGCGGTGAGTTCTTCAATCTCCTTCTTGATCTCACTGAGAGATTCACCGCGAGCATTGAATTCAGCAGCGAACTTCTTGAACTCGTCAATGTCGAAGGGCTTCGCCGTTTCACCATCCGCTTCCACAGTGGCTTCACCATACCAAGACTGACAACGTTGGTTAAGCTTAGCTTGGATGAGAGACATGCGAACATCTACACCGAGCCAACTCTCAACGAGCGAGAGATTGTCTTTGGTGACTTCCACTGCGGGATACTGATTACCTTTGTTATCACCGCGTGATACAGTGCGGGGGACGAAGGTAACGTCAACGTTGTTACGGTTGACATTGAACGGCTCGAACGCGGCCGGTTGAACTGTAGTATTTTCAGGCATTGTTGTTTTGTTTCTGTTGTTGTATTGCAGAACTAAGTGTTATAGTTCTGTTTCTACGCGCGTAGAAATTGTTATGTGTTAGTATGATTCACTGACCTTCTACTGTCTTAGCAGATTGCGTGCCAAGTGGTTCGCTAGTAGATTGCTTAGGCTTTAGTGGACGAGCAAAGAACATATTGTTACCGAATTTCTCTGCGTATTGTTTAGTGGTTAGACCGATAGGAGTCTTGGTCACAGGCAACCAGCCTACTATTCTGCCATTAACGATATGGTTTAAGTTACCTCGTGCTGTGCACATATCACCTTCCTTAAGCTTTTCGGTTGGAGTGAGGTTACGGTATCCGTCTGGTAGTGTTTTATACTTTTTCATGGTTTAGTTTTGTTGTAATCCAGCTAGCGAACAGGAGCACAATAACAATAGCGTTAATCTTATGACTAATTAGCACTGTTAGTATGGCTGCGTCTAGCTGGATAAGTGTCAGGATGATTAGTGTGTGGCGGGTCATATTAGTTCTTCCCTGCTTGACATAATGTCCAGCACATGAATGCTTCGGCTAGTGGAATATGCTGGTAGTATGTTGGACCAGAAGTAAAGCGGAACTGATCGCCGAAGCTAGCTATTAGCGCAGTTAAATACCAAAAGAATTTAGGTGAGCTATAGCTATGCCTGCACACATCTATTAGCTGATTAACTTCATGCTGAGTAAAGAGCGGGTTAGCCTCGGCTATCTCCTTCACGCTTTCATTAATATCATACTCCCACTCACCACTGCTGGTGCGCCGAGCCAGCATTGCTTTGCCTGTTAGCATAAAGACATGTTGAAAGCATTGGCTAGCAGATAGGTTAGCTGGTAGCTGAAAGGATTTCATAACGCCACGCTAGCTAGCACAACTTGCATACTCAGCAATCTACCATCAGACTTTTGTTCTGGATGCAGTAGCTTATCAGCATCAGCCAGTAGCTTGTTGTCTATTGGCGCGTGCTGTGTGATTTGTTTGGTGAAGTCAGTGAGGAATTCAGAGAACTCGATAGGCAGGTTGGTTGTTTTCATATAAGTATAAAGCCTTCGGTGTAGTCGGGTAACGCATCGTTGCCAAATTTAGCAACTAAGCCGAGATATTTTGGGTCATCAGTGTGGATAAGCACAAGAAACTTTTGTTTCATTTCACATGTGTTTGTAAAGTCACCAAGCCACATTTTTCTTTTACCAGCGCCCAGCCAAATGTCACCGGGCTGATCAACATGTCTGTAGAAGCGACCAACAATAATTTCATTAGATGTTTTCATAACTTAGTCAGTATGGTATAACACGGAACGGGCAGACGATTGATAAACTCTAGCTTGTTACCTGCTTCGTCAAACTCAACTTGATACTCGTGCTCTAAGCTAACCCAGCACATATCAGGTGAGATGTGTAAGCTAAATGTGTTGGCTAGTCCGTTAGCTTTGCAGAACTCTGCGAAGTTAGCTTGGGCGGAGATAAGGTAGGACTGTAGATTGTTGATTGTTTGTGGTGAGGTGGTCATTCTTTCCACTTTCCGGTTGCGCGAAGTAGGGCTTCGCAGAGTTGTGCGGGGGTTGCCTCCGTCCAGCTAGGGGATTGTAGTGTTAATTTGATAAGCTGATTATGAACATCCCATCTTTTTCCAATAGATTGCTTCTGTATCAGCGGAATAATTGCGTCGTAGCTGGTGAGGTAGGCTGGGAAATGATTTGTGTATTCTTCCAGTTTACCTTCACCCCAGTTACTAAGAACATCTGTTAAAGCGTTAGAAAGAATGTGATAATCTTCTCCTTCCTCGTTACAATTGTTCATTACTTCCCACCCATCCAACTCCGCGAGTGCTTTGATTTGTTCAGTGGTATTCATTGTTGTCCTTTCTTAGCGTTGGTGTGTTCATACAATCGTCACTCCTAGCACTTTGGCGAGCGCGATAGTGCGTTGTTGCCAGTTGGCGTGAGTGTATTTGAAAATCTCGTTCCAGTCGTCAGATTCATTGCTTGAATCCACGCAGGAAAAGAATTTGTCGTTGAGGCTGTATAACTGCCAAGTGTAAGCCGCTTGAGATTCGTAATTCAACTCGTCTTCAATCATCTGGCACACGGCCAGCATTTCGGTGTCTAGGACTGCATTACCTGTCCAGTTAGTTTTGCTTCCGAAAACAGCCTTCCAGTATAGCGTATGGTCACGTTCTAAAAATATCAGCTTTTCCGGTAACATCTTTTCCAGAGCTTGTTTGAGTTGGATGTCGGTGTGGTTCATAAGTCCTTCTCGGTTAGCTGCTCGGCAGCGGAGAGGATTCTGTCTCGACACTCGGCTGCATCAGCCATACCGTTTTCATCTATTGTTAAAATGCACACGCTCGCCGCCCTCCGCATCCCTTCACGCATGGCGTCGAGTTGGATTTGCTTAATTTCACTGGTTAGTATGTAACCAAGCTTTGCCCATTCTTTCGCGTTTTTCATGTTTCCTCCATTACGCCGCAGGGCAGCCAAGTTTTACCGTGGTCGAGGGAGTGCTCATGCATTTTCAAACATGAGTCAAATGTATAGTTAGAAGCATGGATTGATGTAAGTATTCGATACATATGAATACCTGCAATTAAACAAATATCAAATCCACGTTGTCCGTCATAACAATGTTTTGTTTCAGGCCTCCATCTAAGCAATGCACCCACCGGCACTTCTTCTGGTCGCCAAGGACGTAGCTTGGGAGTTGGTTTGATGCGGTAGTTGGTTATGTCGTCATCAAAGTAAGGATTGTCTATATCAACCCATCCGGCTGGGCGAAGATGCTGTAGCACACCGCCCTCACTCCACTGTTTAATTAGCGGCCAGAATTCTTTAGCTTCTTGTTGTGTCATAGTATTCTTTAGTTAACTCGCCTTAGTGACATGTCATTCGCCACCACATAGACTTGTGCGCTTCCGCGTTCGCTAAACCTGAATCGCATAGTCGCATCAACACTGCCGGGTTGATAGAACATTAAAGTTGGGCGTGCGTTAGCACTACGTTTAGTGTTTTTCGCCGATGGTTTGCTAGTGCGTTGGTTTAATACGCTAGCTTTGGTGAAGTTGATTTGTCCGAATTGTTGTCCGAGTGGTATTTTCATTTGTAGGTTAGTGCTTGATTGGCTAGTTGAACGAAATTGATTTTGATAGCAGAAGCCTCATAAGCAGCAGCATAAGCAGCAGCATCAGCTTCAGCAGCAGCATAAGCCGCAGCAACAGCAACAGCAGCATCAGCTTCAGCATCAGCTTCAGCAGCAGCATAAGCCGCAGCATAAGCAGCCTCATAAGCAGCAGCATAAGCAGCAGCATCAGCTTCAGCAGCAGCATACGCAGCAGAAGCAGCCTTAGCAGCGGTATAAGCAGCAATAGAAGTGGCAGAAGCAGCATACGCAGCAGAAGCAGCGGCAGAAGCATCATGTTTACGACGATCGTCACCGCTTAACCATTTGTCTGCCCAATTATTCCATTTAGTATTTTTGCACACAACTTTGGCACACAAAATACCAAAGGCAATATGCTGTGTTGGTGTGAAGCTAGGTAGCTCAATGCGTTTAATTGTTCGTAATGTTTTACAACCAGACTTGAGCGATTCATGTATTTCTTCCCCACTTGTTTCACATTCCCAAAGCTGAGGCTCAGTAAAGTTAGCATGTCGTGGATTCATTAACACCGCAATTAGCGGGTCAGTGTAAAAGTGAATCCAACCATCTGAACATAGGTCTTTGTCTTTGCCTGTTGCAGTGTGTTCTATGTTTTCTCCCCACTGTGTGCCATTTCTTGTTTGCCCGTTGTGGTCTGTTAGTTTGTAGGCTTTCATTTTGGTTATAGGTTGAATTGAGCGCGGCAGGATTTGAACCTGCATGAGACTCATTTGGGTTGCCGTATCTTCGGGACACGCCATCAGTCTCTCTCCCTCTACACTTGGCCTTTGTGTAGGCTCTGCGTCTATCCGATTCCGCCACGTGCTCAAAATTAAGTTTGTGCCAGTCACGCTTATGGCACTACCAGATTCGCCCACATTACCCTGTTACGGATTGCGCATGTGGTTCTGTATTTGTTGTCTGCTCTAGCTGACCTCATTATCGTCCGTCTGAGTATCAGGGAGTCCCTTCGGAGACGAAGCCCCATGTAGCTAGCTGACAACTAAATAGTCTTGGTAATAGTGTGGGCTATATTTAGCAATGGCTTGACTCATTTGCATGCACTGCCATTTAACCAAGCTAGTTGCATCTGGCCCGTTTGCATTCTAGCTCATTGACTATGCAACACTGAGCTAGCTTTAGGGCAAAGAATGACTAATAACGCTAGTCGTCTAAAGAAACCCTGCAATAGTTCTTTTTTGAAGTTAGAACCCGTGCTAGACGTTATTAGTCAGATTGATCGTTACTCGGAAAGACCGAGGAGATAGATGACGTGACGCAGCGCGAAGACAAGCTCATCGCGCTTGTTCACAATATCGGGTGCGTCGGAGATTTCACGCTCTAAGAAGTCAATAAACTTCACAATGAAATCTTTGCTTTGTTCACACGCTTCGCAAGTGCATGGCTCTGTAGCACAAGTGCATGGCGTATAGTTGGCGAATGGCATAAGCACACCGTCTAGCTCTACTGGCTCGTCGGTTAGCATACGTTCGGTGTAGCTATCAGTGAAGTCTTGGACTAGCTTGTAAGCTTCGCCGAGTGCTTTGTGCTCGGCGTATGATTTGGTTTGCACATGGAATACCCATAATTGATTATGAGCAAACATGAGACGTTGTATTTTAGCTGATGGGTTCATAAGTTGATTCGACGTAGCGTTATAGCATAACGCGTGCCGGTTAGTTGGATGTATCAGTGCTTAGCGGCTTGATGATTAGCTCTTTGATTTCGGTGAAAGCAAATAAAAGCTCGTGATCTGTAATGTGCAGATATTTTCTGTCTAGACTAGTGCTATCTGAGTCACTAACTACCTCGTAGCTTTCGCCGTTGTTTAGCTTGATGTGAATTAGTAGTTTCATAAAAGTAAAATTGCAGTGTTTTGTGGTGGGTGTGAACACTGCTAACCCGCCCGTCTTAATCAATGGGCACGATGGCAATAGTTTAGAGTCGTTCCGCCTAGACTGCCCAAACACAGTTTGAGGTTGGCTACAGTGGCTTAATTCATCCACATCCGCCTGTCAACCAGCATTGCGCTATTATTGTTGACACTGTTGGATTGGGGCTTTTAGTATTCAGTGTGTTAGTTCACTGAAATTGATTAAAATTCAAACTTTGCGCAAGCCTTTTATAGTTTGCAGCTGAAAGCCACAGACACGAAAACAGTAAAATTTAGTTGGAATGTAATTAGTAAACCAGTTTGATTCTGTGTATGTCCAGAACCAAAAGAACCAATGATACCATGCAAAGCCTCTATCATATTGGCTAATTAGCGGTATCCAGTAAGGTAAGTTCCAAGTAAGTCCAACCTTGTTAAGATATGGTGTTAATCGTTTCATAGTGATCGTTACTCGTCAGACATTCTCAACAAACCACTTGGCTTCTGCCAAAGGCAAGTAGAAGTTGGCTTGCTTAGCATATTCACGAATGGCTTTGATAGCTGCGAGTTTCTCTGAGCCAGTGTGATACAGAAAGCTTCGCACAATCTTGAGCATTTCGTGAATGTTACAAGTTGGCAGTGTTTGTGGAGTGCTGAGACTAGCAATGTCAATGCTAACTTCGACATTGCCAGCATGATTATGTTTCAAAGCTTCGCAAGCTTCGTTGTAGTTGTATGTGATTTTCATAGGTTTATTAGACACGCGAACGTTGAAAGACCTGAGTTTCCATGCTCATAGCATGAATGTGAGAAGACTTTAGCACTTGACCATAGCCTTTAGCTGCGCCTTTAGCAGCACGCTTGCCGACTAAGCTAGGTTTGTGTGATTGGCTAACGCGTTTGGCTAGCCAATAAGAGCGGAGAGTTAGGTATTCAGATTTGGTCATAAGCTTATTGGTCTGCTTTTACGCATTCCCAGTGAACTCCATCTCGAATATCGCGTGTGGAGATTAACGACTTACCGCAAAGGTAGCACTTGGGGCTTTGTTCTTCCTCACCACTACCTTCACAAGCTTTGCACGTATCGCCAGTTGCTCCGACATAGCCAGAGCCATTGCATGATTGACATTTCATAAGAAAGCGTATTGATTAGAGAAGCGGCAAAAGTTTAACTAATCCAGTATGTGCGAAGATCATGGCCAAAGCACCAAGTAATCTCATTGGTGGCTAATATGCGAATTTTGCATATACCGAATAGTGCTGCATGATCTGGATACTGGATGATTTCTACCCAGTTATTGTTGAGTATGTAGGCTGGCATAAGCTTTATCGTTACTCGAAAAGACAGGCTAAAGGCTAGAGTCTAGCGGGATAACTAGACTGCTAGCGGAGTGGTTTACTTATTCGCCATGACGCGCTTAATATCACTGCTAACTTTGCGCTTGGCTTCCTCGAACAAATAGCGTTGATGTTCGTATTCTTGTTGGATTGCGGCCAAACGATTGATTTGTTCGGGACTGAGCAATTGCACTACGGCTTGAGGATTACGTGCAATAGCGCGACAGGCGAAATAAACGCTTTGTTTGGCTTCACTCATAGTAGACTTAGACATATTTAACTTTCTCCTTTGCTGGCTTGGTTAAACTCCAGCCTTTAGCTTGCCCGAACACGAGATACATGTTTACATCTAGCAGGATTTATGCCGTTAAGTTGTTTGTCACACTGCTAGTTTCGGACAAGACCATGTAAACTAACATTCAAGTCATTTAGACTTGTGCGTTGCGCTTGTCTAATCGCTTCACACTCGTGGTTTATAAGCTATTCATCATGTAACACTTAACTACCCAGAAGGAGTATATCTATTACATTGCAACATTGCAGTTGCGCGGCCTTTGTAAGCTGTTCCGTGTATTCACAGCTTTCAGTCATGAAGTCTTGAGCTTTCATCACATAATCGTATGCCTAGCTCATTGGTATCATGCAACATTACCACACTATAGCTTGCGGAGTTGACCGCAACTCTGTGCCATTAGAAACAAGTTAGCACTAGCTAACTCTGGCTTCTAGCTTGAGTTCCATGTTCACAAAACTATTCACACAGTCCGTTTCGTTCTGTGTTGAGGCGTAACGATATGCTTAGCGATTTAGGAAAGCGCCTAGCGCGAACTTGATTTAGCTTAGCAGGGATACGGTTACAATCTTGTTACGCTTATCTAGCTTTTAACACAATGTTGTGGCG